GCCATATTCCTCCTAAGCGCTCCCTACAAATACTTCAACATCACAAGAATCTGTATCAGCAAGTGCTGTGATATCGACTAAATCGTTTAATGATACTGTAATTGCAGAACCAGCTGCATGCATAGTATCTTTAACTCCACCACTATTATCACCAGGATAAATAAACGAGTGGCCAGCATCTACCTTCATACAAAACTCTGTACTGTCTTCATCTCTAAATGTTAATGTAAGATGATTCGTTGAATCTAAATTTGTAATTCTAATATATCTAACATCATCTTCATCAAACTGACCTGCTAAATAACTTTTAGATAAGTCTGTTGAAGAAGCTGTAGCAAAACCTAACAACCCTGTTTCAGTAGTTGAAATGGTTACTATTCTTTTAACAATTTCATTAACACTTGAAATATCCAAAGATCTTTCGCTGTTGTAACTATTATTGTTAAGTGTGATTTCTTCTATTACTTTAGTTGTTAGTGTTGCCATATTCTATCCTTACGGTGTCGGAGACTGAACGGGTATACGTGGTTCACCATCTGTATAATCGTCTCGTCTTCTTCTTCCTATTTGTTCTCCACCGAATTTTTGTACTTCGGTTTGATATTTTTGTTCGTATAATTGTAGCATATCCATTGGACCTTTTAAATAGCTAAATGCTTCTACCAAGCATGCATATAAAAGTCCATTTCCAAAATTTAAACTTAAATAAGTTGTCGTATTTGCTGAGCTTAATCCTACAGGTCTAGCATTGTAATGAATTTTGTACATAAAAGCTGAACTTGGTGTTGGCACAATTGTAATTCTTCCTGAAGAAGTTGCTCCCGTTCCTTCCGCTCCTCCAGACATTGCATAATATTTTGGTGTTCCAGTAGTTGTTTCAGCTGTATCGTATTCTCTTAAATAAGAAATATCTTTCTTTTCTAACCAGCTATTAGTTCCTGTAGCCACAGAAGTTGATTCATAGACCTGAATACCTCTTACAAATAAAGTTCCAGCTGGAGTATAAACATTGTCTTTTGAAGCAGTTAAATTACCTAGCATTTCTTTTCGATCTGCATCAATTGGAATTTCTCTTTGTATTCTAAGTTCTGAATTATCAATAAATTGATCGGTAATCGTACTTGATAATACAGAAGTACCTACTTCGGTATAATTCTGAATTGCTGTTGTAAGTGTTGAATAAGTAAATCCTGCCATTATGCTGTCAAGGTTGCCGGACCTATTGAAACCGGAAACCCTCCTCCTGTAATTCCTCCTGTTGTAGCAGTACTAGTATCTACAGTAAAATAAAACCAGTCGTCTGTAAAATCTGTATCTCTAGAACCACTAACATACTTGCCAGTAACAATAGCATACCCTGCAGCTTTTGCAATATTAGAGCCTGCTATACCATCAAAGGACGCTGGATTTGCATAATCTCCTGCAATTGTTGGCGTTCCTCTAAATCTATAAGTATCTCCATTCGTCAATCCATGATTTGGAGTATTAACATTAATTACGCTTGATGAAGCAGCATACGTGGTAAACGGATCATGGATTAATAATTGAGCTACATCATTTTCTGTTCTATCTGTTCTTACATTTTCCAATGCTTGAGGATCAGCTCCATGTGGTCTTGGATCTAATTGTGGTTGTTTAGCTTCATATTCAGATTTATGAACAAACATTCCATTCCATTCTTTAAGCATTTCACTATATGGAAATTCCATACCTGATCGGTCTGATATTGCTTTTGCGTATTTTCCTCTTGCGAATGCCATAATTAAATATTCGGATAATAATTCTTCGGGGTTATATAAGTGCTAGCATCAGACCCGTCTTCTGATAAAGCACGTGCTAATTCATCTTCGTATAATAATTTTAATTCTTGTGTTCTTTGTGGTGCATATTTTTGTGATAAATAAAAAGATAATCCAGATGCCATACAAGGAACAAATCTATAAGGTACATCTGTTGCATCGGTATAAGTTGCATCTGCGTCTTGAATTCTTTTTACAAAGAAAACATGTAAATCTTTAGATGCAGCTGTAGAATCTGCTGTTGGATAAACGGTTAAAGTTGTTTTGTCCACGAATCGTTGAACAAAATATTGAGAAGGAGTTCCTTTAGATAATTTATTCGCTAATGCAGAATATGCTGATCTAGCTATTTTTGTAAGAGTAGAATCTGCTTGTGTTGTTTCAGTTCTATTTGTTCTGTATGTTGCTTCTAAAATATCTGCTATTCCATAAGTAGAAGATCCACTTGTACCACCAACTGTTACTGAAGAAGTTCCATCTCCACTTGCTCTGTAAAAAGTATATTCAGCTTGACCTTCAATGAGATCAATATTGGTATCTCCTACTTCCCAGTAGTGCAAACCTCTATTGCCCCATTCTTGAAACATTACATTTAAAGAACGTCTTGCTGTTTTTAATTGAAATCCTGAAACAGATTGTAAACCAATCCGCTCGTATGCCTCTCCTATAATTTCATCAACGGCGAAAGTCTTATCAAAAGTGACTGTTCCAGAAGTAGTATTTGCCATGGGCTACCTCCTAATATGACTTACTTAACTCTAGAATAATTGTATACGCATCGTTAGATGTGTGATGTAAAGTTGTTAAATCAATATCACCAGTAATACCACCACCAGCATTATTTTTAATTCCACCAAAAGATCTAAAATCAAAATGTCCTACTGTAGGTTCTAAAGCTACACCACCACCTAAAATTAATGCTTTAACATTAGTTGAAGCATCCCATTCTAAATCAATTCTCATGCCTGAAATTGCATACCATACTTGTGTAATATGAACTCTTGTACACGTAGCACCATTGCTTGATGAAGCTGCTAAAGCTGAAACATCAACTTTTTTTACTGATGCTTCACCATTACCATCAGAGATGTTTGTAAATTTCACAACAGCGACTCTATCGCCGTCAGATAATGTTTGACTTGTTACTGCGTCTGCCATTTTTTCCTCCTGTTAGAGAGAGGGAGCCGAAGCTCCCGCTCTATTAAAGTTATTAGTTAGTATAACTAATTCCTGGTGTACGAGTTACCGTTAAGTCTTTTAACCAAAGTACATCAGCTGCTGCCGTGTCACTTGATGTAAAGATATAAGGTACTACAACATCACCATCATCAAAAGTATATGCTGCTGTTGTTGCTGGTGCAGCTAAAGTACCTGCTCCTGCCACTGCATTCACAACAAATGAATAAGTTACTACACCTGCTGATGAGAGAGTTATTTTTACTCTTAAGTTTTGACCATCAACTGGAACTGAAGCTCCACAATCTGTCGAAGTAGATGTTCCTGAGTTATTTAAGTCAGTCATGATTTCAAGGTTTGTATCACCCATTGCTCCAAATGCAGCAAAGTCAGTATAAATACCATCACCAGCTGCGGCTCCGTCAAGAATTGGTACGTGACCATCATTAAAATCTTCAACTTTTCTAAACCCAATACCACAAGCATCATAGTCAGTCCAATCAGGTGTATTGAATGTTGCTTCAATAGTAGCTGCATGTGTGCCAATTGTAATGCCATTAGCATTTCCACCTAGTGGACCACCTGCTAAGACTACTTCTAGTCCTGTTGCAGCTGCTGTTTCAGTATCCATCTGTAAATCAAATCCAGCTTGTGTTGTAGCTGTATCTGTTGCTGGAACTGTTCCATCTAATTGTGGAGTTTTACCTGCCACTGTGTAAGCACCAATAGAAAGTGCTGTTGCTGGGTATATTTCGTTGTTTGGCCCAAAAAACAGCATTCCAAATTTATCTTCAGTTGCCATTACACCGTCAGCTGAGTTACCAAAATTTGTAACAAGGGGTGCTGCACATGTAATGTAATTGTAGTTAAAAATTGTTGCTGGTGTTAGTCTTGTTAACGTTCCTTTAACTACTACATTTCCACTTGAATCAATAGTAAACTTATCAGTGTAAGCTCCAGTAGCTGCTGTTTGTGCGGAAACTTTAAGACCAGATTCTGCTCTTACCGTTCCCTTAAACGTTGTATTTGCCATAATATTCCTCCTAGAATATATAAATGTAGTCCCTAGGGGATGTCGACTATACGCGTCTACATTTAATTTTTTTTAAAATTTGTATAGTGGTGAATTTATATGTTATTTTTTGATTGAGTGCAAGAGATCCCTGCAAAAAAGTACGATTTCAGCGATGTGGCGTTTATCTAAGTTGCCACAGAAACTTCGGGGGCTGAATCACAAATTTTATTTTCTCTATCAGCAATTTTAAACTCTTCAGCTTTGATCTGAGTGATAATACTTCTAATTTTCTCATCAATATCGACCATATTAAGAGTATATTTTCCATGTTGATTATACTCATACTGCCACCCAAACTCCAAGGACCTCTTTTGTTTGTATAGGTCTTCGGTCATGACTAACCTCCTCATAGGTTATTCTGTTAGGA